AAGGTCTTTGATAGGCACTTTGAGCGTCTTCAAACAGAAGTTGAAGATGGTATCGCTAAGGCCGAAGCAGAAGGCGAGCGTTCTGGGAAGAAAGCTGCCCTTGATTATCTGGCAACGGATGCCCTTGAAGCACGAGTCGCAGCCCTTCAAAAAGCTACGATTGATGAGTTGACCGTCTCTAGTTCAGCATGGATGACAAGGCTTGTCTCCCAACAGATTCTATCAGAGTATGTGAAGAGTTTAGAGGTCGAGGCAGACAGGGTCGTTATTCCAGGTCAACATACCCCAGTCTTTAGTTTGGATAGGGATGGGAATCTTTCCATTGATACGCCACTCTTAAAGGTGAGAGGGGAAAGTATAGTGACACAAGCTGATCTTAAAACCATCTCTTTAACTCCTGGACCAAAGGGTGATGCTGGAGCAGATGGGGTCGGTATTCAATCAAGGGAGCAGTATTACTTAGTTTCTGCACAAAAGACTGGTCTTACGACAACAAGCACTGGTTGGAGTAAAACGATTCCTTCTCTAACTTCAACCCTTAAGTATTTGTGGAATTATGAAAAAACCACGTTCACCAATGGCTCAACGACAGTCACAACGCCTGTTGTCATCGGTGCTTATGGGGACAAGGGTGTGGATGGAAAGGCTGGTAAGGATGGAAAGACCCTATACACTTGGCGCATGTACGCAGATAGTGACAAGGGAGATGGGATTTCTGCCGTCTCAACTGGCAAACGTTACCTCGGACTAGCAGTTAATAGGGAGAGCGCAACGCCTTCAACCAATCCTAGTGACTATACCTGGTCGTCCTTTTTTGAAGGAACAGAACTCGGTGGGCGCAATTACATTGACGATTATGCCATGAAAGCGATGACTTTTTCATCTGTTACCTCTGAGTGGAAGAAGGAGGTAATTGAAGATACGAGTTCTGTTAGTGGGGTGACTATTAAGTTGACCTGTACCAAAGCAGGTACTGGCGGCTTTCATCGGAACTTCCATGATTTACGAAGTCGAGTTGGTGCTAACATGACGTTTAGTATTGATCTCAAGGCAAGCAAGACGGTTAGTCTTACCATCGGAAATGAACTGAGCGGTACTAAGGTTGTTCAAGTTAGTTCTAGCTGGCAGCGGTATTCGGTGTCTTGGAAAGTTACTAGTGCCCAGAATCATTCCTATGTCTTTTACCTGAAGTCAGGAACATGGGTGGTGGGAGATGTGGTTTATCTTCGAAATGTTCAACTAGAAGATGGCAACGTTGCTTCAGCTCCAGGACCATCTTTGAATGATCTTATCGCCCAGATTGATGCCAAGGCAGATAATGGCTTCATGAAGCAGCAATTAGACCTTCTAACTGAAAAGACAGAATCTCTCCGAGTGGACCTTGAAGCGAGAGCTTTGGCAAAAGAAGTAGCTGATTGGCTCAAGTCTTATAAAGAGTTTGAGAAGAATAATGAAGCTGTCCTTGCGCAATTTAATCAAGACTTTATTGATAATACAGCTCGTATCGCAGCGATTGAAGCCGATCTTAAAGCCAACAGTCTCTTGCTTAACTTTGTCAATACTTATCTGAGAGCTGGTGATAATGGGGTGATTATTGGTAAGAAGGATAACTCTGAATATATCGAATTAACCTCACAAGGGATGATGATTAAGTCAGCTGGTAATGCCGTCATGACGGTTACAGCTGGTGTCATTAAAATTCATCATGGGGTTTTTGTGGAGACCTTACAGGTTGGTTATTACCGACTAGAAGCCGCAAGGCATAATGCCAAGCATCTAGTTTGTCGTTTTATTGATGCCAAGTAGAAAGGAGATCCTATGGCAGATTATGGTTCAAATAATGATAGGGGCTATACCCTACTTTTACGAGTGGAAGAAACAGGAACTTCAACGGCTAATAATACATCTACTGTCCGAGTCCAACTTTGGCTAAAGAATGGTTATACGACCTTTGGGATGTATGACTGTAGGGCAAGTGTGTCTATCAATGGCCAGACGCTTTCTTGGTCAGGGCGACCAGATATGTATACTGCTCATAGTTCTCTTCACTTGATTGATAAGACCATCACTGTGTCACATGATTCGAATGGGTCAAAAACCATCAGTTTTTCAGCGACCTTCACTGGGTCTGGTGGCTGGTCGCCTGGCACCTTGAATACAGGTTCACAAACGCTACGTTTAAGTGATATTCCACGGTCATCGAGTGCTACAGTTTCTGGGAATATGATGGGGAAAGTCGTAACCATTACGATTAAGCGCGCTAGTAGTGATTTTACCCATAATATCACATGGCATTTTGGATCTCTCAGTGGCACCATTGGAACAGGCATTGCGACCTCTGTAACTTGGACGCCATCAATATCGCAATTAGCAACTCAAATTCCAAATAACACCTCAGGTAACGGTCATTTAACGCTAGCCACTATCTATGGTGATAAGACAATAGGTTCTATGACAATTCCCATTACCCTCAACCTACCGACGTCAGTTGTTCCAACCTTGGGTAGTATTTCTGTTTCAGAATCCCATGCCACTGCAAAAACGATTTTAACTAGTACAAGTTTTGCCCAGTTAGTGTCCAACCCTAAAGTGACTTTTAATCAAGGAGCGGGTGTTTACGGATCGACGATTCCTTCGACGGGTTATCGTGCAGAGGTCTTTAAATTTGAGAATAATCAGTGGGTTCAACTGCCTAATGTGGTAACGAGTAATAACGGTCTTTTGGGAGGAATCAACTGGATTGGTCGCGCTAAGGTCTCTGCCTATGTGACTGATTCGAGAGGGCGACAAAGTGCTCGAAAAGAAGTGGAGATAACCCTATTAGAGTATTTCAAACCGATCTTTTCATTCTCGGCGGTTCGTGCCGGTTCTAGTATGAATCAGGTGACGGTCACACGAAAGCTTAAGATTGCCCCTCTAACCATCAATAGTGTTCAAAAGAATAAGGCAACCTTGACATGGGAAGTGGTTGATTTGGCAAGTGGCCAGAAGGTCACAAACGCTGGTGGTGCGGCCAACTGGACGTCAACCACGGAACACACAAAGACGGATTTCCAAGCTATTTTAGGGGGCACCTACGATACGACAAAATCCTACAACATTATTGGAAAGCTCGCAGACCTCTTTTATGCCACGACCTTTGAATTTACCGTTGGTCCAGAGAAGGTCGTCTACGGCTTAAGTCCATCTGGTATGGGGATAGGCAAAGCGTGGACAAGAGGGGTGCTTGATGTGGACGGGAGTTTACCTGCTTATTTTGACGGTGAGATTTATATGAAGAATAAAAAACTTCTTGATATCTTTTACCCAGTCGGTGTGATTTACGAGTCAACGTCAAGTACTAGTCCAGCTACCATTATGGGTGGGACTTGGGAGAGGTTTGGCAATGGTAGGGTCTTAGTTGGTGTATCTGAGAATGAAAGTGAGTTTAAGAGCGTTAATAAATCAGGCGGTAGTAAAACACATACCTTGACGGTTGATGAAATGCCGTCTCACTCGCACGCTCAGTATGTATCTGCCAATAATGGCAATCAGGCTATTCGACGAGACTACTCTTCAGATGGGAACTCTAGTCTTTACCCTCAAGGGAATAACACAGGAAATACTGGTGGCAACAAGCCACACAACAACTTACAACCTTACGTCACGGTTTACCGTTGGCGTAGGACAGCATAAGAAAGGAAAGTGTCATTATGAAAGAATTACTGGCAACAAACAAAGTTCTCTTCTCAGCGATTGGAGGGCTTATCGGTTCGATTTTTGGAGAAGTTGATGGCTTTTTCTTCGCTTTGATGATTTTTATTGCCATCGATTACATCACAGGACTCATGGCAGCAGCCGTTGAGAAAAGGCTTGCTAGCAATATTGGATTTAAGGGTATCTTCAAAAAGATAGCCATTCTCTTTTTGGTATCTGTGGGACACCTCATTGATACTGAAATCATCAAGCAGGGTGGAGCGATTCGCACCATGGTTATTTTCTTTTACTTGAGCAATGAAGGTTTGAGTATTTTGGAAAATGCGGTGCGGATTGGCTTGCCTATCCCTGAGAAACTACGAGCCATCTTAAAACAATTCAACGAAAAAGAAGGAGACTGATATGGGAAAACATCTAGTGATTTGTGGTCATGGGCAAGGACGAACTGCCTATGATCCAGGAGCAATGAATAGCAAACGAGGCATTACAGAAGCTGGTAAAGTTCGTGAGTTAGTCAAACTCATGTCCAAGTACAGTGGAAAAAGCATTGACTACATCACTGATCAAAATGTTTATGATTATCGCAGTATTGGTAGCTTAGGTAAGGGTTATGACTCGATTACCGAACTTCACTTCAATGCTTTCAATGGTACAGCAAGAGGGACAGAAGTTCTTATTCAATCCTCCTTGACGGCAGATAAGGAGGATTTGGCTATTTTGTCAGTCCTGAGCCGTCACTTCCAAAACCGTGGGATTAAGAAAGTGGATTGGCTCTATAATGCCAACGAAGCTAAGAACCGTGGGTACACTTACCGCTTGGTGGAGATTGCCTTTATTGATAACGAAGAGGACATGACTATCTTTGAAAATAAGAAGGAAGAACTGGCCAAAGGTCTCGTCTCTGCTATTACCCAAGAGGAGGTGAAGACAGTTGTCTCTGCCACCCCCAGTAAGCAAGGAGGACAGCCCCATGCTTCTACCAGCCCTGTTTATCACGTTGGGGATAGTGTTCGTGTGCTTGGTCATGCGACTCATTACCAAACGGGTCAAGCGATGGCAAGTTGGGTCAAAGGTCGCACCTACAAAATCCTCCAAGTCAAAGCCGTAAACCAATCTCGTAGTAAGAGAGCCTACTTACTTGAAGGGATTACATCTTGGGTACTGGAACAGGATGTGGAAGGAACCAGCCTTGGTCATTCAGAACAGACCTATACGGCTCAAAAGGGAGATAGCTATTGGCGAATTGCACGAAAATTTGGGACAACGGTTGATGGTCTTTTAGCCTTGAATGGTTTGAAGAAAACAGATGTCTTAAAGATTGGTCAAACCTTGAAAGTCCATAAGGCGACGAGTTCCATCAAAGCAGTAGCAACAAGTCTTGCCCAACGCGCGGTTGCTTCAGCACTGTCTAAAGTTGGTCAGAAAGTGACTGTTCCTACCAACCCTTATGGTGGACAATGCGTCAGTCTGGTGGATAAGATTGTGCAGGAGTTGACCGACAAGGACATGGCATACACCAATGCCATCGATTGTTTAACCAAGGCGAAAGCTAACGGCTTTACAGTCATTAAGGACGCTTGGGGCGTTAACCCTAAAGCTGGTGACTTCTATGTTATTAAGACAGACAGTCATCCTTATGGTCACATCGGCATTTGTATCACAGATTCAGATGGTACAAGCATTGATGGGGTTGAGCAGAATGTCGATGGCTACTCTGACCACAACAAGAACGGTATCAATGACCAACTGGAAATTGGTGGTGGCGGTATTACCCGTCGAGTGAAGCGTGTCTGGATGGCAGATGGCTCACTTTATGATGCGACTGGCACCGTCAAACTTGGAAAAGTTATCGGTTGGTTCAGATTAGGATAAAAGATTTTAAGCCTGGTGGAGACATCAGGCTTTTTCTTTTTGCTTTTTTTCTTCAAAAGTTGGACTAAATCCTCACCATCTTCCCCTAGTAGGTAGAAGGAGGAAAGTCATGACCCCAGAACAAAAAGCAGCTATTCGTTATTTACGAGAACATGGACTTGGTTATAAAGCCATTGGCGTAAAGCTCAGTCTATCGTCTAACACCATAAAGTCATTTTGTCGTCGTGAGGTGATTGAGGCTGGTGAGAAAACAGATGAGCTTTTACCAGATTATTGTCATGCTTGTGGTCGTGTTTTGACGCATATAGACGGTAAGAAAAAGAAACGCTTTTGTGGAACACCCTGCCGTCAAACATGGTGGAACAGCCATTTGGAGGAAGTCAATCGACAGGCCTATACCGAGCATGTCTGTTTGGCTTGTGGGGGTGAGTTTACCTCCTACGCTAATCCTAAGAGAAAATATTGTAGTCGTAAGTGCTATGTGACTGCTAGATTTGGAGACAAGAAATGACAGAACAAGACTTTCAACAAGAACTTACCTACCAACTGACTATGGCACAGGCAAAGCAGCTCCTGTCCCAGGGTCTGATTTCTGAAGCCATCTTCCAAGAATTTAAGGCAAAAATGCTCGAAAAATATGAGCCTTTTATGAGCCAATTAGTGGCCTAAAGACTTGATAAATAAGGGCTTTAGAGTGATATATAATAGCGAAAGGAGATGTATCAATGAAACAAATCAAAACGATACAAGCCCAGAAGGTAACTGCCATTAAAAGGTTAAAGGTGGCCGCATACACTAGGGTTTCGCATACGAGTTTACTCCAGTCCTTATCCAATCAAGTCAGCCACTACAGCCAATTGATACAGGCAAATCCTGAATGGGACTATGTGGGAGTTTACAGCGATTCAGCCATTAGTGGTCGCAGTCAAGCTTATAGACGAGACTTTCAACAGTTACTTGAAGATTGTCGTAAGGGTAAGATTGACCTTATCTTAACCAAGTCTATTTCACGCTTTGGGCGAAATACGGTGGAGCTTTTGGAAACTGTTCGTGAGCTGAAGCGACTTGGTATCAGTGTTCGCTTTGAAAAGGAGAAGATTGACACCCTAACCGCTGAAGGGGAGTTGCTTTTAACCCTGCTTGCCTCCATGGCTCAAGAAGAATCACAGTCTATCAGTCAAAACATCAGATGGCGAGTGAAGAAACGCTTTGAAGAAGGGAAACCTTATATTCCTCAAGACATCTTTGGCTATCGGTGGAATGGCGACGAGTATGTGATTGAACCCCATGAAGCCTCTATTGTCAGGCAGGTCTTCGAATGGTATATGGAAGGACTTTCAGCCCCTAAAATAGCTAAAAGGCTTGATGATAGGGGTGAGCGAACAAGGCTAGGGAATCGCTTCACTAAACGAGTCATCTATAACATGTTTGATCAAGAAGCCTACTGTGGACGACTGATTTTACAGAAGACCTTTCGAGATCAATTTGGCAGTCGCTCCATTCTAAATGATGGGCAGATGGCGAAGTATATCGTTGAGAATGCCCACGAAGCCATTGTGACACCAGAGTATTTCCAACAGGTCAATCAAGAGAAAAAGCGGCGTGCTAGGAGGAGAGTATCAAAGCATGATGCCCTAGCAAAGTTACAAGGCAAAGTGTATTGTGAGCACTGCGGTTTAGACATGATTTTAACTTTGGAGACCAAATCTAATCAGGAAAAGCGAGTGAGGTATTACTGCAGGACAAGAGATGCCAAGGGTGTCGAGGCTTGTCTAGGACGTACCGTTACAGAAGAACAGCTCTTTCAAGCCTTTGGTGAGAGCATAAATACAGAAGACATTCACCATATTTCTTTTAATAGCGTGACCAATGAAGCTAAAGCGACCTATAGAAATGGAGAAGAAAAACACGTCATCATTCAGAAAGGACGGTAGACATGAAAAAAGTTATCACGATAGAACCAGCCAAACAGGTCACCCATAAGGTTGACCTGCCCAGCTTTACCAAACGACGAGTGGCAGGCTATGCCAGAGTATCCACTGACCATGAAGATCAGACAACTTCCTACGAAGCTCAGATGACATACTATACAGACTACATCAACAGTCGCTCAGATTGGGAATTTGTCAAGATGTATTCCGATGAAGGGATTTCTGGAACAAACACCAAAAAGAGACTTGGGTTTCAAGAAATGGTGGAAGATGCCCTTGACGGAAAGGTAGACCTTATTTTAACCAAGTCAGTCAGCCGATTTGCCAGAAACACGGTGGACTCCCTTTCAACGGTTCGCAAACTCAAGGAAGCAGGTGTTGAAATCTATTTTGAAAAAGAGAACATTTGGACCTTTGATTCTAAAGGGGAGCTTCTGATTACCATCATGTCGAGTCTTGCTCAAGAGGAGAGCCGTTCCATTTCAGAGAACGTGACTTGGGGCAGACGACGTCAGTTGGCTGAAGGGCAAGTGACCTTTTCCTACAGCCAAGTTTTAGGCTTCAAGAAAAGTGACACGGGTGGTTTTGAAATTGACCAAGAAGAAGCTAAAATCGTGAGGTACATTTTCCATCAGGTTTTACTGGGCAACAACCCCAATAAAATCGCAAGGGAGTTGACTGCCCAAGGGATTCCAACCCCACAAGGAAAAAGGAAGTGGAGTTACGGTACAGTTAAGCGTATGCTTCGGAATGAAAAATACAAAGGGGATGCCCTCCTTCAGAAAAGTTTTACAACGGACTTCTTGACCAAAAGCACCAAACCTAATGAAGGGGAACTCCCACAGTATTATGTGGAGAATAACCATGAAGCCATTATCAAGCGTGAAGTCTTTGATTTGGTTCAGGTTGAATTGGATAAGTTAGAAAAGAAACGGCAAACCAATAACATCTTCACAGGACGACTGTTCTGCGGTGACTGTGGGTCAGCCTTTGGAAGTAAGGTGTGGCACTCTACCAGCAAGTACAAACGAACCATCTACCAGTGCAATGCCAAGTATAAGGGTGAGCATAAATGTCAGACTCCCCATGTGACGGAGGAAGAGATTAAAGGTTGGTTCCTATCAGCTATCAATCAACTCCTCAGTAACCGAGATGAGATTATCGCTAATACGGAACTCTTGATTGACATGGCAAAAGACACTTCGTCACTTGAAGCTAGGCTTGATGACTTGGAGCATCATCTTGAAACCATACGACAAGACATCGAGGACTTGGTCGATAGGAATGCAAGGAAAGCTCAGAATCAAGACCTCTACCAAGAACAGTACAATACCTTGGTAACAGCCTATCAAGAAAAACAGAAAGAGTTGCAGGAAACTAGGTCAGTCTTGGAAGAGCAGAAAAGTAAGCAGCTCAGTCTTGATGGTTTTATCCAAAATTTTAAAGAGCAGGATGACCTCATCACAGACTTCAACCAAGAACTCTGGCAGACCAGCGTTGAGCGATTGGATATCAAAGAAGACAAGAAAATTTTCCTAACCTTTAAAAATGGCTTACGGATTGATTTATAG